TAAGCATAGAAGTTTTCCGTATCCATCCAGAACATCTTATCCCCTACAGCCACAACAGAATTTGGGCTGATTATGGAAACATTACTTGCTAGAAGAGAAAACCCGAAAGTGAGAGGAGGACCGGTAAAGCGCATGGCATGTAAATTCGCGTCCGTCCAAATAAGAACTTCCTGGCGTCCCTTTACAGCGGCAATGATTTCTGATCCTGAAGACAGACGCTGACCGCCGGCTGTATTAATGGCTGATGGAGTCCAATCAAACGGGTTTTCCTGATCGCACCATCTAACTTGCAGTAGATCTTGGGCAGTCTCCGATAACGGATTACATCCAAGACAGATTATATGGCGATCTGTAGTTGAAACCATAATGTGGCGCGTTATCGTCGGAGCATCCGAGGCCCCCGTTTGAGAAGCAAATGTTGTTGCTCTAGAACCTACTCCCAATGTCTTATCCCAATAATAAGGAGTATCATCCAAGGGACAAAAAGCTAAATCCTCTCCCCAGTTGTCCTGAGACCATAAACGAAGTTTCGTTGTGGAACTTATAGAAGAAGCCCCTCCCCATCCGACAAAGTCGTTAGCTTCTAAAACATCTGCCCCATCGCTATGAGACGCGGCTGTCGTTCCACGAACCCCCCTAACAACTCCTGCATCTATGGTATTCGAGCTTTTCCCCGTATATTGAATAAGTTCATCATCTATTTGGATTAATCCGACAAATGTAATTGCTGCCGAACTGCTATGCGCCGCTGCGGTAGTTCCATCAGTACCTCGCGTTAAAGTTCCAAGAACATTATCCGCATTAGTCTCATAACGGATTTTCTCACTTCCTATGAGAACGGTTCCTTTGCTAGGAAACGCAGTTGAACTTGCCAGAGGAAGCGATGACGCGTTCAAGGCAACATTTGCAGAAATGGTGCTGGCCGCCGTCTCAAAATCGGAAGCACTTGTTAGTATGAAAGATGTGACAGAGTCGTTAATCCCTCCGCTATCATTGAGCGTCGTTTGAGTATATCCAGATGAAATGCCACCCCATAACGCAGCGCCCCACCCAACTCCAGATACCTCAACATTGAGGCCTACATTAATCTGATAAGTCGCAATAACGGCACTCCCGCCGCCAGCGGTAGACCCAGAAGAAGCACTTCCACCTGTGTCTACGGTGTAGGAATTTGAATCCACAAGAGTTAGTTCGTGTTCTGTGTTAAGTTGCGCTGCCGTTATGCCGTCAGTCGCCGTTGCCCCGCTGAATGTTACAAAATCACCGTCCTTCGCCCCATGGGCTACTGCGGTTACGGTTACTACACCACTTGATGCGCTTCCCGTTTTAAGGGGGTCTGAGCCAAGTGTCGCGCTGGTTCGTATAGGTGTTATATCGTTATACGTTCCACCTTCTTCTACGTAGAACTTCGTTTGCGTCCCAAGTCCCATATACTTACTGCCATCAAGAGCGGCCCAAGTATGAAGAGATCGACCAGTACCTTCTATGGTGTTGCTACTTAGTTTTTCCCAGCCGCCCATTTTCTCAGGGCGACCTTTTCTAAAACGAATAAGATTGGAATCAAACCACCCAGGTATATCTTGTACATCAATACCATAGGAGGTGGTTTCTTTGTTCACACCTGGGCGAAAGATTATCTTGGCTAAAGGCATGTCTATCCAGAAGCCTCATCATTCTCTATGGCAGTTTCCAGTGCGGACATTTAACTAGGCTCCATAGGCCATACAGGATTGGCTGGATCAACTACTGTAGCCGGTAAATCACGAAGTACTTGACGATAAGTAGACCAAACAGTTTTTGTATCATCATTCATCGTTGCCCAGCGATCAGGGAGAACGCTTATGTCGCTCACTTCCAAAAGATTATTGCGCTCTGCTCTCAGGAGTTTCATATGTCCGTTATACTGGTCTGTATCGAAAGCATTCTGATCAAAACTTATCGTCTTATTTATTTTATCAACGGTCCAACGAGATGGGTTTTGAAAACACATCTCACCATTTACGGCAGTTGCGGCATTATCGACTATAAAAGCGTCTTCAAATCCTGACATCTGATGTAGTTCAACAATCCTTGCGTCGGCTTCTTCCTTAGTTTCAAAGGTATCGTACTTGCAGATGACTCCATTCTCATCAACTTTGTTAACTGTTGTAAAGCTACCCATCGTCAGTCCTCCTTATGTGTGCTTGATTCCCCATACTGTCATTCTTCCTGTATCAATGTTACCACTGCTGAATGAAAATTGTACTCGATCCAGCGTGATATCACCTGACGATGCCTTGCGGCCCCCGAAGCAAGAACCTACCCCACAGACATCATTTATGCTGTAGTAAGTGTACTGTCCGCTAACCGATGGTCGCTGCGTGCTATCTCCTGGCCCGTGCAGAAACAGCATTGCATTAAAACCTTCAGATGCGGCGTTGCCGATGGCTTGGCCCTGATCATTAATAAGTATTATTTGACCGTCACCAGTGCTTATCGAGGAGGTGAGATCGGATGACTGGTTTGATAACATGCCCCAAGTGGCCCACTCATAATCCGTGCTTCCACTATCAATACCACTCGAATCTCCCCATCTAAAATATGCATCAACGTCATCTGTCGCTGGGTTTAAATCAGAAAGCGCAATAGCATATGTGTCATACGTTGAATCAAGCCCAGTTTGATCTAAGGTGGCGCTACTTGATGCAACGGATGTACCTATTAAAGTCCAAACACCAGAAGCATCTTCAAACGCTGGGGGCTGCCCCGCTCCCGCCGACGTAAGTACCTGACCATCATCTCCTGTAGCAATTGCGACAGGATCCCCGCTCGCATCATAAGAAATTATATTTCCATCTGTTCCAGAGGCCATTTTAGCTAGTGATACAGCATCATTAGCGATTGTTAACGCCCCATCAGTAGCCACTGTCGCATCACCAGACATCACAACTGGATTAAAATTTGTTCCATCAGCAACTAAAACAGCACCGCTGGTGTTAGTTGCCATCGTTATATCGTCGCCTGAGACAGTCAAATCACCAGCAATGGTTAAATTACCGCCAGAACTTAATGACATGGTTTCTGCCGCAGCCGCACTTGAGGCAGTTTTAAAACTTAGTTTGGTGGCATTATTAGAAGAACTGAAATCGCCCTCTGATACAGCCGCAATTCCAGCCGCCACAAGAATAGCGTCCGTTCCGGCGGCTTCATCGGGGGCTTGAAAATCTATCTGACCTATAACATCCGCCGCCGCGATATCTAGCTCGCCTGTTTGAAGAGTTAACACCACAGGCGTATCGTCGCCTGTGGCCGTATTCTTCATATTCACATTACCAACACTGGTAATATACATTTTCTCCGTGGCGGCTGCGGAAGCCCCGGTTTTGAAACTTAATTTAGTAGCATTGCTACTGGAACTAAAATCACCTTCTGAAATAGCCGATATACCAGCAGCTACCAGAATAGCATCAGTACCCGTGGCCTCGTCTGGGGCTTGAAAATCTATCTGACCTAGAACATCATCCGCCGCAATATCCAGCTCACCTGTTTGAAGGGTTAGGACAAAGGGGCTGCCATCACCTGTTGCACCAGCTTGTTTTAATTTTAATCCTACATCCGCAACATGGGTGATCGTAATATCATTATCCGCTCCCATATTAACAACGGCTGAATCTGATACCAGACTAAGATCGTTTCCAATCTGTAAATCGCTTAAAGCATCCGTTACAGCAGCACCACTACCAGCACCGTCACAATATATGACGGCATTATTGCCATTTTGTACCGTGACATTAGCTCCACTACCCTGCGAAAAAGCCAGAGAATATGGGCCACTTGATCCGGCATCAGTAGTGGCATTAGCCACTATAAAGAACATTTTAGTAGTATTAGGCGCTATTGTGATCGTACAAGCTTGGCTCAAAGAACCCGTAAATTTAATAACACGATACATACCATTTTGAAGATTTTCCGTGCCAGCGTCAGGGGAGGCTTCCCGGACGGTAAGAGTGGCCGTAGAAGCATCGGATAAGGCAATAGCAGTATAGGCTGAAATACGATCTAGAATGTCCCAGTTGTGATTACTTGTTGTACCCCAAGCCCCGGATTGATCTCCGGTCGCCATTTTTTCAATTCCGAGACTTGTTGAATATGAAGAAGCCATAATCCTATTCCTATGCCGCTATTTTTGTCCAACCAGGGGTTTGTGAAGCATCCACAGTTGACCAACTTGGACTTTGTGAGGAACTAATGGTTGAAAAATCAGGGGTTTGTGATGCATCAATTATTCCCCAAACATTAACATTCGATATTGCGCCCGTGGCGGATACTCCATCAACCGCGACGGAAACATCACCGGACATCGTGACCGTTCCAATGGCTCCCGTCCCAGCAACGCCCGAAACGTCAACACTAATCGCAGGCGTAACTGTAACCGTTCCAATGGCACCCGTTCCAGCAACGCCCGAAACGGTAACACTACTCCCACCAGCAACCGAAACTGTTCCAACAGCTCCCGTTCCAGCAACGCCCGAGACCTCAACACTAATCCCACTAGTAACCGTAACGGTGCCAACAGCTCCCGTTCCAGCAACGCCCGAGACCTCAACACTACCCCCACCAGCAACCGAAACTGTTCCAACAGCTCCCGTCCCAGCAACGCCCGAGACCTCAACACTACCCCCACCAGCAACCGAAACTGTTCCAACAGCTCCCGTCCCAGCAACGCCCGAGACCTCAACACTAATCCCACTAGTAACCGTAACGG